GTGAAGCTCTATTCGACTTCTGATACTGCCGGCTCAATCCGCAAGGCATTTGCGGGCTTCACTCATGTCCTGGTGAACCGCGGATACACCACGATCAAGCCGGCGTTCTTCAAGAGCGCATCGATCGCCGATCTCCCCGTCTATGTGTGGGCGTGGTGGGATCGCGCGAGCGACGGACAACTGGCGAGATGGCGGGAAAACGGCGGCGTCTTGCTTGATCGCTACACGTATTCGGATCGGGCCGGCGCGGCGGACGTCCTTGTATTCGCGGAATGCCCGATGACGATGGACCGGCTGACCCGCTCTCACGCCAATACTTCCGAATACACCGTGATCCCGGTACCGCACACCTGGCGCGTACACGAGGAATGCATCGACCTGCGCACGCCGCGCGTCGAAGATTTACGCGCGATCTGGAGCGCATGCCGCGGACGACGATTGACGGACGAGCAACTTGAGGCCGAGACAGGAATTCCTCGCCAGCGCGTGACATACATGCGCAAGAGTCTGAAGCCAGTCGAGGAATGGGAACTGCGTCCGCGGTTGGCACCTGACGCGCCCGGATTGGTACCCGCTTGGGATTGGATCGGGTCCGGACGGACGGAGTCGAAGAAGGTGGCACGCGAAGAAGGTCACAAGGCCGCCATCAAGGAGATGGCGCGCCTCGGGCACATCTCCTTGACAAAGTGGCAGGTGTACCGCATCGACGAACCCGATTGGGACCTGCTTGAACGAAAGCGCCTGCAGGCTATTGCTGATCTTGCTGAAGTTCGATCACTTGTTGAATCTCTGCCGGACCACCTTCAAGCTTGATGACGGTCTGGCGGATCTCTTTGATGCGCGGGGCGTTGTCGTGATACAGCTGGTTTAGCTCGGACAGAGCGTGTTCGATCTCCCGATCGCCAACCGCGCGCTGTTCGCCGCCACGCAGAGCGATCGCAGCCTGCAGCTTGACCTTCGCCATCGCCGCGCTGTCCTTGTGATCCATCGTCGCCAGACCATGAAGTTCCTCGAGTCCGACAACCTTGTATGCGCGGGTGAGATCCGCTACTCGAGCGTCGAATTGCTCGCTGCTCATGCGCGAGTATGACGGATCGACCTTGACCCTCTCGATCGCCGCGGCGAATCCCTGAAGCTCGGCAGATGCACGAATGTACCCGTCCAGCTCGTGGGCGGTGCAGTCGAGCGTCGACGCAGCCAGGAAGATGTCTCCCTTGGCTTCGGTCAGGGCGGTCTTGATTGATTCTTCGGAGATCAAGCCGGCGCGCATGGATCGTCTCATTTCAGTAGCTCAGCCCTTTCGCGTAGCCCATGGCCTGCAGCTCGGGCAGTTGCTTCTTCAGCCGGCCGACGCCGATGTCGGTGCGGTAGAACGGGCTGTTCGGGATCTTCACCTTCTTGATCGCGCTGTAGGCGGATCGGCGTGCGCCGGTGATCGTCTCGCCCGTGCCCGTCGCGATCAGCACGTAGTCGCCGGCCGTCACCGGACCCGGCAGATCGACTACCTTGCCGTTCACCTCGCGCGGCGCCGTGCCCAGCATCACCTCCGAGAAGTGCAGGTGCTCCATGTCCTCGGCGCCGTAGATCGGGATCCCGCACAGCTCCTTGTTCGTGATCTTCGAGTACGGGAAGTCGGGCAGCGCCATCAGCACCGAGATGCACACCTCATCCATGCGGACCTTCAGCGTGTCGCGGCCCTGGATCTTGTCGGCCATCCATTGCGCTGGATCGCCCTCGATCAGTGCGGTCAGGTTGTGGCGGATCGGCCAACCGTCGCGCATCGTCCACTCGAGCGGATAAGGGCCCTTGCCGTCGGTCGGGATCATGCAGTTCACGTCGACGTACCCGACGTAGCCGATCCGCTTCAGGTGCTCGGTGGCAGGCTTCAACACCTCGTCCGCAAGCTTCGACTGCCGGACGACGCGTACTGTGGTGCCCATTTCGCCGGTGTTCACGCCCAGGTCGCCGTTCATCAGCTTCTTGTTTTCCCAGTTCTCGACCCAGCCCTTTGACCAACCATCGGGCCCGAAGAACCCGCCCACGGCCATTTCGATGCCGCTGATCTTCTCCTGCAGGATGAAGCCGTCCTTGCGCGCAGCCGACCGGTACTTGTCGATCTTGTTCCAGCGCCCGAGCATGTAGACCATGTCGGCCGCGCTGTCTGCCACATAGGACATCGCGCGCTCGCCGTCGCCGGAAGGCTTCGACACGAACGCCTTGCCCTCCTTCTTCACGTACGCGATCGCCGAGTCGTAGTCGTGAAACGTCTTTCCGGGGATGATTCGCATGCCGCACTCTTCCATGACTTTCTGCCCGGCCTCGCGGTCCAGTTCCCATTCGACGGCCGCCAGGTTGCAGCCGTAGATCGGGTACCCAATCCGGCGGTACGGCTCTAGCATTTCGAGATAGCTGACGTTGTCGGGCGTGTAGATCAGGTCCGCCCAGCCGAGCCACTTCCGCCGCAGCTCGTCGTAATCGCGGATCTTCGGCACGATGCCTTCGCCCGCATGACGATCGGTGCCGTCCGGGCGTGGCTTGTCGTACCAGAGGACCTGGTGCCCCCACTCCTGGCAGCGCATCAGCCAATCGAGGCAGTTCGAACCGACGTCGATCGCGAGGATTCTCATGGGGTAGGCGGCCGCTGAAGGAGTTGTTCGGTGATGGCAGGACCAGCGCGGTTGTACAGATTCGCGGCCGCCCAAGGCACCGCGGCGGCGGCTGGATTGACCCCGAACCCCGCGCCGCCGAGCAGACCGGCCACGATGCCGCGCTCGGCAGTGTTCGACGTGCCGGGCTCGCGCAGAAACAGTGAACCAATGTCCGCCAGCTTGCCCAGTTCGCCGCCCTGGCCCATCGCCATCGCGCGCTTGCCGTACGCATTCGACGTTACCGCGCCCATCAATGCCTTCGGGCTGATGTTGCCGCCCGGCGACTTCGCCACGAGCGGCTCGATCGTTTTCCCGATCGCGTATTGCCGGCGGGCGGCTGCATAGCGCGCCGCTTCATCGGCCGACAGCTGCGGCAGGAATGCGTCTTCGATTTCGCCCTGCAGATCGCTCAGCGCGTGCCGCAGGTCGCCATTGGACGTGCTGCGGATCGTCGACTTCAGCTTCGTCAGGAACGGCCGCAGCTTCGTGCCGTCGAGCTGACGAGCCGCCGACGTCGCGCCACCGCCGGTGAGCTTCTGGCGCGGGCCGGCGAGCGCCTCCAGATCGTTGATGTACCCCTGCACAACGCCTTGCACTTCTGGCAGCTGGTTGCCCTTCGCACGCTGCAGGCGGTTCAGGAACGCGTTGTCGACCGGGATGCTGTGGGCGGCCGTGATCGCGTCGATCTCGGTCCCCGACTTCTTCATCGCGTTGGCGTACACCTGGCGCGTCAGCTTGTCGCCGTCACCACCGATCGCCTGGATCAAGCGCTGGTTGAACACGCGCTGGTTCGCTCCCGACGTCTCGCCGGAGAACGGCACGTCCGACGACAGCTGCCCGGCGATGCGCCCGAATTTGTTCTCGTACATCTGGTCCGGCCGGAAGCGGAAGCCCATCTCGTGCGCCTCGCGCGCGAGCCGAAGTGTCTCCGGATCGACTTCGGGCAGCGCTCGAGCAGCGGCGCGCACGGCACCGCGACCGACGGCATTCGCTCCGGCGCGCACGGCACCGGCCGCACCTTCACCGGTGGCCAACACGCCACGCGGCACTTCCGGAATCCGAGCGATCATCGGCGATTCGACCGGCAATCCCTGCAATGCGTGCATCAGCTCTGAATTGCCGAGCGCCTCGACGTCGGCCCGTCCGGCCTCGGTGCGCGGCTGATACGTCAGCTTGGCGGCAAGCGCAGCACCCGCGCGGTCGCCCTCCTCGATGCCCTGCTGCGTGCCGTACTTGCCGCTCGTGAGCGTCTTACCGATACCATACGCAGCGCCCACGGGCGCGGCTAGCGCGCCGGTCGCGGCCGACAGACCCGCTTCACCGAGCCCAACCGCGCTCTTGCCCAGTCCGAGCAGGCGCTCTGCGATGGTGTCGGCGTGCTTCGACGCCATGGCGGGCGCAGGGCTATCAGGTGGCAGACGGTCGATGGGCGCCACGGGACCGCGCGGCGTTTCCGCTGCTGCGCCGCCGTACTTATCCCACGGCCCGGTAGCGGACGCGGCCGTGTCGTGTGCGTATTTTTCCCACGGGCCGGCCATTACATCTTCTCCCAGTTGCTTTGCTTCGACGGGTCGCCGCCCTTGAACCGGTAGCCGCCCTCGACCGTGCCGACCGCCGGCGCACCTTCACCGCGTCCGGAAATGCGGGCCTTCTGCTGTGCCTGCACTTCGGTCGGTGCCTGGCGCGCCGCCGCCATTTCCTTTTCCATCATCGACAGCACAGCATTCAGCTGCTCGGGCGTGCTCGCGGTGGAAAGCAGCTCGCGCGCGTGCTCCTTGTCTGAAACCGTAGGCACGCCCGTCGGGCTGATCGCGCGAGCATAGGCGTTCACCGACGTGTTCAAGGCCGTGCCGAGCGCGACAACGCGCGGATCGCCCGTACCTGTTTGAGCCGCCTGCATCGCACGGTTCACCCCCGGAAACTCCGTGCGCGGCAGTGCGGCCGACGCTTCACGCACGAGCGGGAAAGTCTTCTGCGCTTCGGCGACAGCCATGCCGATGTTCGCCGCGCGCGTTGCACCGGTGCGGGCGGCCGCTTTCTCGCCCTGGAAGCCAGCATTCGCTGCGGCGATGTCCGCGCCGGTACCACCCGCCTCCCGCTCCTGACGCATCACCTCGCGACGCAGCGCGATGATGTTCTTCGCGCCCTGCGCGCCGCGGCCGAGGTTCTGATAGACCGACGTATCGCCCGCACGCGCCTGCTCCGCGAGAAACTTCAGGTCTTCCGGCGAGAACTTTGCATCGTCGCCCATCCCCATTGCGAGCGTTTGCCGGCGAAGCGCAATCGATTCAGCCCGCAGCGCATTAGACTCAGCACGCGCCTGCCTACGGTCTTCGCGATTCAGTGCGTTGTCCTCCGCGCGTTGACGCAATGCGTCGTAGCGCTCCTGCAACTGCGCGATCTGCAGTTGGTGTTGGAACTGCTGCTGAATCTGCGCGGCCTGCTGCTTGGCCTGCGAATCGAGAATCGGTGTCAGCTGCTGCAGACCGGCCATCAGGTCCGCGCCCGATAGTCCTTGGTCCTTCAGCACCTTGATTGCGTTGTCGAGCGTGAGCGGGCCGCCGGGTTGCTGCGTGCCGTTGAGCGAAGGAGCCGGGGGTGCGGGAATTTGAGCGGGCCCAGCCTGCGCCGGGCTACCGGCTGCGGGCATCGGCCGAAAAGGCGGCAGTGGCGGTTTGCCGGGCGCACCGGTGCCACGGCCCATTCCCGCAGGCATGCCGGGCGGAAGCGGCGGAATCTGACCCGCCCCAGCGCTCGGTTGCTGCATCGGCACCGATGGTTGACCCGGATTCGGGGCTTGAGGCGGCGGGGGCGGCATCTGCGCGGGTTGCTGTTGCTCCCCGAGCAGCATGGGCAGTGCATTGCCTGCGGCCGTCAGGGCTGCCTGCTGCCGCTGTCGATCCTGTTGTTGCTGTTGAAACTGCGCGAGCTGGATCTGGGCGTACTGACGCCGCATGGCGTCTTCCTGCGCCTGCTGCTGGTACTGAAGGAAGTACGGGAGCCCCGCGAGCCCGGCCATTTTTTACCTCACATCGTGAAGCCGTACGAGTTCCCGCCGCCCGAGTAGTACGGGCTGGAACTGAACGCGCCGCTAAAGTCGCCCCCGCTGAACGATCCGCTCGCAGGACTGAAGAAGTTCGAAATGCCGTTCTGCACCTGTTGGTTATTGAACAGTCCCGAAATGCCCTGCGAAACCATGCTGCCTAGCGCCCCGGCGCCCTGCGCCTGGCTCTGGTACGGCACGGCCTGAGCACCTTGCCCGTAGTTCATGTACGGGATGATCGATCCCATGATCCCTTCGGCCGGGCCGTAGATGTTCTGGTTCAGGAACGAGCCGTACGTGTTGCCGAGACTGCCCGGCGTGCTGGCGATCGACTGGGCCACGTTGTACGGCGTCGCGCCACCCGCCAACATGTACCCCGGTGCCGAACCGAGCTGTGACGTGCCGAGCTCACCGAACCGACCAGCCGTGTTTGCCGCGCCAGCGTATCCCTGCAGACCCTGCATCGCGCGGGACAGCTGATTGTTCTGCCAGTCGATATTGAAGTTCGACAGCGCCTGGTTTGTCAGCCCGGCGCCCGCGCCGGACGAGCCGAGACCATACATCGAATTCACCGCGTTCGACTGATCCGTGACCTGCTGACGCGTCCGGTCATACAGCGCGTTCTGCGGGTCGAGGCCCATGTTGTAGACGCCCATCCCTGCATTCAGCAGGGAATTCTGCGTCGCGATATTCTCGTGCCCGTACTGGGCCATCTGGCCGGCGAGATCCCGATACCACGCGCCGGCGGTACCGGCCGCGTTCTGATAGGGGTCCCTGTAATAGTTGTTCGCATTAATCCCTTCCTGCAGGGATTGCTGACCGTACTGGTTCAGGTTGCTCGAGCCGTACGCGCCATTGATGCCCGACAACAGGTTCTGCCACGTGGTGTCGGCAGTGCCAAGCCCCGTCGGCACGTAGTAGGACGGCCCACCACCGGACGTGCTCGGCGACGAGCTGCCCGATACGAGACCGCCTACAACGGATCCGACAGCTCCAACAGCGGCGGCAAACGGCATGGCTCACCCCTTCATCAAGGTTTCGGGATCCGCCACGCTCTCGGCGTGAATGCAGAGCCACGTCAAATCCGTCAGCGCGGTGATGCGATGCGCGCGCCCCGCCTTCACTTCGAGCATGCATGGCCCGTGCAGCACCTGTAGTTCACCGTCGACGTCGAGCATCGCCGTGCCGCGCGCCAGATAGCTCAGGTGGTCGTAGTCGTGCACGTGCTTCTGCACTTCCTCGCCTGCTCGCAGCGTCTGCTCGCGCGCGTACACGCCGCCGGCCGTGAAGTGGTGTTTGATGGTCATTTTTCGCACCGAATCGACACAATCAGCGTGATCCGATCGTCGTCGCCATCGTTGACCACCTCATGCTCCTTCGTGTTGTCGAAGTACCAGACTTCGCCCGGCGCCATCACGACAACATCGTTCTCGACGCGGTTCAGGCACTTCGGGTTCGACTGCAGCGGCACGTACAGCTTCGTGTTGTAGTGCCGCACGTGCCAGCTGTCGTCCGCGTGCGGCAGGATGCGTTTGCCGGGCGGCACCTTCGTGATCAGGACGCCGCCCAGACGCGTGCCCTCGACGCGCGCCATCAATCCGAACACGATCGGCCGCACCTGCGGCAGCGCGTACCACTCCGGGTAGAACACTGCATCGTGCGCGTCGTTGAATCCGGTGTAGTCGCCGGCCGCCTTGTACGGCTTCTCGTCGTTGTAGCGCAGCCAGATATCCGAGACGTCGGCGTGCGGACTGCCCTCGCGCTCCGTGCGAAACGTATGGCGATCCCACAAGCCCGGCTGCCGCGCGATTGCGAGCAGGAGAGGCGCCGTGTCGATGCCGGCGGCGATGCGGACGAGGTTGTTCATTTGCCTTTGACCTGCTGATAGACGTGCATGCCGCCGAGGCCGAGCATGCCGATCGTGATCGTCGCGAGCTGCGTGAGATCCATTTCCGTCAGGACGATGTGGTGTCCGAAAAGCGCGGAAATATCGCTCATTGCCGGGCGCAGCACGAAGTTCCAGGCATACCCAGTCACACACACCCAGCCCATGCCACCGCGCCAGTGCTGCAGCGGGTCGCTACTCTGGGCTTCAGCCTGGTTGATCTGCATCTGCCCGGTGATCTGCGCGAGCTCGCCCGTCTGCTGAAGCTGCAGCAGCTGCAGCTTTGCCGCAGCGGCCTGCGCCGGGTCTGGCCATACGCGGTCAATGATCTTCCCGACGACGTCGGAAACTGCGGAAATCGGATCGAGGAATCCCATCACGCGGCTCCCTTCAAGAGGTTGTTGGCGATACGGTTCGCCCACCCGTGGCTAAACGCCGGCCAGTTGTGCAGGTCGGCCAGATACTTCAGCCGGTATGCGAGGAAACGCGCGACGAGTCGAACCGGATCCGTCGAATTCACCGCGGCGATCGTCACCGGCCCAATCCGGCCGTCGGGCTTCAGGCCGGCGGCTTCCTGCAACCAGGTCACGGGCAGGCCGCCGTTGTACGCAGCGTCGAAAACCTGGAACGCCACGCGTGGATCGTACTGGTCGCAGTAGTACGGATCCCAGTAGACCCGCTTCGCGATCAACCGCGCGGTCGACTGTGGCATCGAGCGCATGTCGCCGCCGTACCCGTTCGCGCGCGCGACGCGGGCGGTGACGCCCCACATCGTTTCGCCGCCGGGGTCTGCGGGATTGTTCGAGTACCCGCCTTCATTGCCCATCAGGGCCGCGAATGCGTCGTCGAAGCTGCTCACAGCTTGCCCACCGCGTGCAGGATCTGCTCGACCTTCTGCTCGGCGGTGGCCTCGGCGTCGTTGACGATTGTGGTCACGCGCGATTCCAGGTCCGCGAGCTCCTTAGCGGCGTTGCCGAGGCCGACGATTTCCTCGACCTTTTCGACGAAGGCGCGGCCGTCATTCGCGAGAGCCTGGAAACGCGCCTCGATGGCGGATTTGATCGATTCGAGCATGTCCATCTCCTAGAGGAACTTCTTGAACCCGCCGCCCGCGCCATAAGCGGCGAGCGCGACGAGCGCGTACATGAAAACCCGCCACGCCAAGCCAAGGACGCCCCGGCCGACGTTGAGCTGGAAACGCTGGGTGATGCCGCTTTCGATCTGCTCTGCGATCGCCTTGACGTCGTCTTCGGTCAGTGTCCGGTTTCCCATGGTTTCCCCGATTTTGTGTGCGAATACGATATAGCCGTTTCCCGCCGCGTTAATTCGACGGTGCGACCGTGAAATTGTCCGTAAAGCCGGCGCGGACGATGTTTCCTGGATTGCTGTTCACTTGCCACGCCGTTGAGTTCTGTTTCGCCAGTACGATCGAGCCGCCGGTCGTGTTGTTCTTCAGCAAGATGTTTCCATTCCAGTTCGGCGCACTGCTGAACGAGATGGACACCGTATTGCCTGGCGCACCACCAGTCGTAGCCCCCAACTGAGAAATTTGTCCGCGGAACCATGGAGACGAGAATGGCGCGGTAATGCCGCCGCCTCCCGACGAGGCCGTAGCATTCCCGGTGGCGGTACCTGTTTGACCGAGAAGATCACTGAAACTGACCGGCGGCGCCGATTTCCCAGCCAGCGCGATCACCCAGCCATGGCTGAGCCAAAGCGGCAACGACAAACCAAGTTCGGTCGCGACTTGCGACATGGAAAGAGGGAACGAGGCCGGAAGCGTCATTTCACCGGCTCCAGAAGCGCCCTCAGGCGCAGGACTTCACGGGTCAGCTCGACCACGATAGCCAGCGCCGCGCTCCCCTCAGAAACGGTTAGCGTCTCGCCGCCGAACACCGCCTCAGGAATGACCTCGCGCAGGGATTGCGCCCCTACCCCGACACGCCTCTCACCGGTATCGATGCGTGTGAAGGTGCCATGCAGAACTGTCGCGACACGTTCAAGAAAATCAGATTCGAATGGCGCCCAATCTTTTTTCAGACGCTCGTCTGAAGTTGCGGTCACGTTCGATCCGCTGATCGTTCCGACAGACGTGAAATTCCCGGCTACGTTGAAATTACCGGACGTGTCAGACGACCATCGGACAAGGGCGCGACCAATGTCGTAGAAGCCTTGGAGGCCGGTAGGATTGAGGAAATACTGACCGCTCGTATTGGCGTTTGTCACGATCAGATCGATCTCGTTGTTCTGACCGCTGCCTAAGGTCACAGAAAGTCCAGTGACCGTCAGACCAGAAAACGATGGTGCCGCGGGCAACAAAGGTTGGGCGTTCGCGTTGACCTGGTTGACGATGTAGTTGAAGTCAGCCATGACCTGCGTAGCATCCGCAGTCGTCCCGTTACTCAACGTGTTCGGCAAATTCCCGATAATGGACATGACTTACCCCTGTGCGATGTACCCGGCATCCTGATACCGGGCGTAGAACGTGCCGATCTGAAATGGACTGCCGGAGTTCGTGAAAATATCGATCGCGAGTTTCGCGAATACCAACGTGTTCGGCCACGCGACCTGATTGACATCGGGGATGGCCGTCAGCGCGGTCCACAAAGCATTACCCCACGTGAAGCTGCCCCATATCGAACCGCCGCCCGCTTTGGTAAGCGACGTCGAGGCGAGCGACGTGTTCTTCTCGTTGAGCGCGGTAATGGTGAAGTTCGTCGATACCGACCCGGACGTGCTCAGCTCGATGTTCGATTCGACCACTTGCAACTGTGACATCCGGTTGTTTTTCGGGAATGTCGACGAGCGAAGATGGCATTGATACGTACTGCCGGCATCGGCATACGATGTATTCGACGTCGGCAGCGTCGTGCTCAGGAACAACGCTGCCCCGTGTGCGATTCCCGACACCACAAAAAACGATCCGTATTGCGCCGCGCAGTCATATGTGAATGAGTGCGGCCCATTCCACCGGCGGCGGCGCATGTCGAACCAGTAGTCGTTCGTCTGGTTCTGCCCCGACAGCTGCGTCGGCACGCACACCCGATATACGCTTCCCGAGTAGGAGGCCGCCACACGTGTCGGCTGCGTCGTATTCAGAAACGGTGTCTGCACATCGGCAGTCGTCCGGCCGTTCGGAACCAGCTGCTGAACCGCACCGAGCTGTGTCACAACGTACGGCGCATCCGAACCCACGAAATGGGTGCCCAGCGGGCTCTGCGCGACGCTACGCGGCGACGTCGTACCGATCGTCAGTGACAGGTAGTTCACGCCCAGGTTGTTCGTCACGAGGTCGCCGGTAACCTGCCAGATCTGCGATGACTTGAACACGATCAGCGCGGCGGTAACACCACCCGACGTCGTCTGCACCGGCAGTCCGGCGAACGCCGTGATCGGCGTCGTATCGCCGAACGTAACCGACTGAGAAGCATTGGTACGCGTCGTCGGGGCCAGCACATCGCTGTAGTACGCAACGTTGCCGATCGCGAACCATGCGCGATTGTTGAAGTTCGCGACGGACGTCGGCACGCCCGGCAGTCCGTTCGTGGCGGTGTTGGCTGCGCTCCAGGTCGGCGCAGCCGGGTTCGAGATATTGATAACGCCGAAGAAGTTCGACCCGGCTCCCGAAAAGCCTGAATGCGCAACGATGATGTTCGGGCCGATCACCGCCATCGTCGGTGGTGTCCACGCGCCGCTCGACGGCGGGGACGACGGGACATTGCCGGCCGTCACGCCTGTGATCGTAATGAATGAATTTGTCGCCAGGTTATAGGCGAACGGTTCGTCAAAGCCGGCGGTCCGACCGCTCGACACCATGCCGTAAGCGACGTTGCCGATCACGATGTAGACCGATACGAACGTCGGCGACGTAAACCCGGCGAACGTAGTCAGCGCAGCCCCGACACCTGGCCGCGGGACGACGAGTTCAGGATTCCCCTGGTCGAAGACCAGATTGGCGAGCAGCGAACATGCACCGGGGAACGCGTCGGTCGCGTCCAGTGCGTCGCAAAGTCCTTTCGGGGTGAACCGGACCGGGTAACCAGCGCGAATGCCCATGGCGCCCTCAGTCCGTGATCTTCGTCGGCTTCAGCGTGCGGTTCGTGTGGAAGCGCCGCGGATCCAGTCGCACCGACTTGACGACCTGCTGTTCGTCGCCTTCCATGATCAAGTGCGTGCGCAGCATTGCCTCGCATTGCGCGCGCCACACCTCCTGACGCGTATCGTCCGTCTCGCCCATCAGCTCGACGGCGGTCGCCTTGATCAGGTATTGCTGGTCCGGAAACCATGGGATCACCGTCGACGTTTCGGGCGTAGCGATATCCGGCTGCTTCACCATGTAGCGGTGCGTCAGCGTGATCTGCCCGGACGACTGCGGATAGATGAAGAGCTGCCCTGCCGACTGGTTCGTCTGTGCGGTCGTTTCGTCGTAAAGGATCGTCATGAACTCGTATGGATAGTTCGCAATCGACGGATCCTTGAACTCCTGGTCCCACTCTTCCGTAGAAATCGGATGCAGGAAATACGGCAGGTTGTTCTGTTGAAAAAACAGATCGTACGGGCGGAGGTAATTCAGCGGCAACGCGAACGGACCGTAGTTGTTCGCTTGCACGGTAATGAATTCGGTGACCCGGTTGATCTTCAGGTCACGATGCAGCCAGAGATCCTCCAGGACCATATTCAGATAGATGCCGCCCTGCTGGATGAAGCCGGGGCATTTTGCGACGGCGCATGCGCGCGCGACGATCTGCTGGGCCTGGAGGTAGGCCATCTCATGCTCCCGCGCGCGCTTCCGCGATCTTCTTGCGCGCCTTCTCGAGCTCGGCGTCGATGCCCTTCAGTTGCTGCGGCGCGTTCTTCAGGTTCGCCTGCTCCTGGCTCGACAGTGCCTTCGAGCCGGCCTTTCCGGCAGACTTGGCGTTGTGGCGCTCGAGCAGATCTGCGTAGGCACGCGCGACGTCGTCACGGGCCTTCTCCCACTGCTCGATGTGGGCCTCGAGCACCGGGATTTCCAGCATCCGCTGTTGGCGCTGGAGCGCTTCGCGCACCATGTCCATGCGGCTGTCGAGCGAATCCTTCGATTCACCCTCGACCAGATAACCGCTGGCCGAGAGTTGCGCCTGATTCGGCGCCGGGAGAGTGATCGTGAAGTTGCCGATCACCGTTGCAGCCGTAACTTCCTGAGAGGCTTGCGTCATGGTCTTCCTTTCGGGGTGGAGGGAATTACGATCGTGCCCAGGCCGGCACGGGGCCGCCTCCGAGCACCTTGTTCTGCGCCTGCCGATACGGGTTGAACGCGTGGCCGTTGATGTCGTTCTCGTGCACCCACGTGCGCGCGACCATCTCCTTGATCGAGCGCAGAGTGTCGGTGTCGAACTTGTACGTGTGGCCGTGCAGGTACGGGGTTCCGTTGATCTTCAGATGCTCGCCACCGCACGGCGCCAGATCGATGCGATACCACCACATGTCCGTCTTGCCGTCCTCGTCCTTGCCTGCATAGCGCTCGACAACGCCCGATGTCAGCAGCGCCGACTGAGCCTGCGCAGACAACCGCGCCGACTCTTCCTCGGCGATGTCCTTCGCGGCGCCAAGCTTTGCGTTTTCGGCTTCGAGCGCCTTGATACGCTCGAGCAGCGCCTCGCGGCTTTCGTCGACCGGCGCGGTACCGCCGAGCAATTCGTCGGCGTCAGCCGACTCCGGAGCCGGTTTTCCCGGCTCCTGCGAGTTACGTGCGGCCATCAGTTACTCCTTACGGGGTGGTCACGGTACCGCCCTGATAGCCCGGAGCGAACGCGGAGCCGCATTCGACGCGAGCCAGGAAGGCCGTATTGAGCAGAATCGAACCGTAGAAGACCTTCCACGAGACGACCCGGGTTTGGTTCAGCGGATCAGACTTGTCGGCGCCGGTCAGGTAGTGGAACTCGGGACTCTCGAGCAGCACTTGGCCGTAGCTGTGGTTGCCGATGAAAATCACCGGGAACACCGACACTCCCGTGGCCGGGGCGGCCGGCGGCGTCTGCGTGACGCCGATACCAGTCAGCGTGACCGTCTGGTTCGGCTGAAGCTGCGTTGCTTGGCCGGCGAGCACACCGGTCACCGGCACGCCGTTACCGATCGCCGTAGCGAGGTTGGCCGGGTTCGCCGTCGTGCCGATGTATACGTTGAACACGTAGTTCGGGAACGACGGCAGCGTCACCGAGATCGAGCCGGTCGGGCCCGTCACGCTGATCGACGACGACACTTGGTAGATCGTCTGCTCGACCGACGTCAGCGCCGGCGCAGCGGTGACCTGGATGTAGTACGTACCCGTCGCGAGCTGACCGCCAGATGTCGACGCGGTACCGTTGATCGCGGCTGCGCCCGTCCAATACGGCATCATGTTCGTTTCGCAGAAGCGAATGCCGCCGAAGTCACCAAGCTCGTTGTTGTACAGGCGATTGACGTCGCTGTACGCCCACGCTTGTTGGACAGACGAGTTCTCGCGCATGTCCTGCGCCGAGAATGGGCTGATCAGCGCGACGTAGTGCTGCTTGACGCGCGGCGTCTGCGACGGATCGCGGTATGCGCCCGCCTCGATCATCATGTCTTCGCGCTCGTCGCCGTTGAAGCGCGGCACGCCGTAGGCAGCCATCGACGCGAACAGGCGGTTGGATTCGTGCGGCGACATCACGTTGGACGCCGTCAGCGCCGCGCGGTTGGCCGCGCCGCCGGCGTAGTTCACCTGTGGCGCCGACAGCAGCGTGTTGAGCGTATTGCGTTCGAGCGTTTCCGGCATCTGCAGGGACACCAGCTCGCAGGCTTGCTGGAACAGCGGGTGCTTGATCGTGAGGTTCGCGACATCGGTGATAATGACGCGGTCGCCCCATTGCTGCGCGGTGGCGCTAACCTGCTGCAGCGTCATCGCCTCGCCCGGGGGCGCAACGCCTTCCTGTAGCGGCGCATACGGCAGCGGCAGGCGCTGGTAGCGCGACGCGGTGTACGTCGTGCCGCGGTTCGTGTCGAGCTTGAGCGGCTTGCCGAACTGGTACGCGACCAGTTGCCGGCGTGCGAGCGGCTCAACTTCTTCCTGGATGTACGCTTCGACGTCAGCCGTGAAGCTCGACGACTGGTTCGTCACCCCGGGGAACATGAGGCCCGTCAGGAGGGCCAGAATTTTCGTCAGCATGGTGTCCTCGTGCTGGTCAGATGTTCACGTCGGCCAGACGCGCGGCGCGCTTCTGGTGTTCAGTTTGCCCACGGGCCGGCGGCACGGTCGAGCGCACGCCCGGCGTCTTTCCGCGCGGAACGTCCGCAGCGGGCGCCTTGGATTTCGCCTTCGGCTTCAGCTTGCCGTCCGCAATGTCCTTGCCGAGCATGTAGTAGTAGACCGCCTCGCGGGAGGCGTTCCGGCCTGCGCGGCGTTCTTCCTGGACTGCCTGCTCGACGCGATCACGATAGCGTGCACGGTGCGGGTCGCTGGCGATCTTCGATTCGAACAGCGTCTGGTCGCGTAGGTCCTGCGCCTGGAACAACGCCGCCTGCGCCGCCTGTTGGCTTTGGCGCAGCGTGCGGTTCGACTGGATCTGCCAGCGCTCGATATCCGTGGTGTTCGGATCGCGCAGACGCGCCTCTTCGGCTTCGAAATCACGGTCCGTGACGGGCGCCGTCGGCGCAGCGCGCGACGCGTCAACCAAGCGCCCGCGGCGCTCTACTTCTGCTTCGAGAGCCGCGAGCCGATCTGCGTCGGTCGCGGTGCGTCGCGTCGGGGCGGCCGGTTCGACGAAATCGAAGTCGAAATCGTCATCCGGAGTATCAGCGGCAGGATCGCCAGCGCCAGGGTCACCGCCGCCACCGCCATCGCCACCAGCGTCACCGCCCCCAACATCGACGCCAGGATCCGAAGGATCAGCGTCGTCGACGCCGGGAAACAGAAAACCGAGAAGTCGCTGCAGGAGCTTGTTCATGCCCGTCCTTATGCGTTGCCGGCGCCCACTGCCTGGAGGCTGGCCGTCGTCGCGCTGGTGATGGTGACCACGAAATCACGGAAGACCGTTGTGGCGATGGTCATCGTGCCGGCCAGCGTCCATCCGGTGTTCGTTGTCATGGTCAGCGTCTGCGTGGTCGCGACGTTGATCACCCGCAGTTGCCAGGTCAACCCGACCGGATTGGCTTGCACTACGGCGGGGAGCGCGGCAATCAGGTTGGCAACCGTCGGCAGCGTGAGCGTGCCGCCAGCGCCGAAAGTTCCGGTGAAGGCGAGAAAGCACTGCGCGGCCCCACTGATTTCGGTTGCCGAAAGTGTCTTCGATGCCGTCGCAGCGTCCGCGTTGTAGATCGCTTCCTGCAACGGATTGATGCCGAGAATCGAGGCATTCAAACCGGTCTGGTCGGGCAACGCGCCGTTCATCGGCACGTTCGGGTTCTGACCGGGGCCGATAGCCGGGAAGAAGAGGCCGACGAGACGGGCCAGAATGGTTTTGCGCACGATGATCTCCTGATCAGGGTTGTGCGATTTGTATAGCGGTTTCCCGTCTTCTCAAACACCGCGCAGGAAATAAGCAGTGAGCTCAACGCTCGACCAATCGAGGGCTGCATTTTGTTGTATCTGGTCAGCCACGGAGACGGATGGTTCGAAACCGTATTCGAATCCGCTCGGAACGAAGCGCAATAGAACATCACCGACATTCAGGCCCGGAACCGATATAGCGCCTGCCGAAGTTCCGCCAGAGAAAGTAGCCCGAACCACTAGAGGTGAATTTGTGACCACGGTCATTTATCGAACCCTCCGCGCGCGTAGCCATCCGCTCGCCGTTACGCTGCCACCTGTAAAGTTAGCCTGAGCTCCTAGATATACGGTGGTAGTAGTAGCTAAGCTCAACCGAGTAACCCATGTGACCTGTTGCGACAGACTATTCACGAATTGCGTTACCGAATTCGGCCCTCCGGGGTTCGTCGCGGACACGGTGTTGACGCCACAAACCGAAGCGGTTATGCCCGTACCGGTGCCCCCGTACGCGCAGAAACCTTCTACATCCCAATCGCCGGCTGACAAAGACAGCGTCGTTACGTTGGTGTAGACGGTGTTGGCGAGTGCGACCCCTGACGCTGTGTTCGTCTGGTATTCCCCGATGCTGCCAGCGTTCGCGTTGTCGTTTGTCGTGGTGCCGACGATGCCGCCCGTCGACGTCGGGGTGATAGCGCTCGTGAACGTCAGCCCCGCAACTGTGGTTCCGAACGCCGGATCCGCACCGGTCGCACCAACCAGCACTTGTCCGGTCGTGCCGACGGCGAGTTGGTTGATCGCGCTCCCCCCCTCCCCGACCAGAACGCCGTGCGCGGTGAGCGTCTGTCGGCCCGTACCGCCTTGCCCTACCGATAGCGCAGTCGTCAGGCCAGACAAGCTCGTGATATTGGCGTTCGCCCCCGAAGTCGCGATCGACGAATTGCACTGGAATCCCGACCCGTTCGCCCACTGAAGCGCCTGCGCGGCGCCGTTGCATCCGGTCACGGTCACCGCGGTTACATTCGCAGTCGAACCCGTCGCGTTACCGAGCAGCGTATTCGCGGCAATCTGAGCGATGTTCGAAAGCGCGATGCCGTTTGTCAGGCTCTGAAACGAATAGCTGCCGGCGCCAGTCCGCGTCAGGAATCCGGTACTCGAAAATCCTGTGATGTTGTCCAGTGACGTGCCGCTGGCCGTCGCGGAATTGGTGCCCCCGGATGACACCCCAAGCGGGTGGGCCGTCAGCGTCGCTACGCCTTGCACCGTCAGGTTGTTGTACGTCGGCGAGGGGTAGCTCTGGGCGAGCGCGGCCGAACAGATCAGCGCGAGCAAGCCAGCGAGAAGGTTCTTCATGGGGTACCTCACGATTGGGCGAGCGTGCCGCCGTTGTTCCAGAGCACACCGGACGTCGCCGGCAATGTGGTCGGCAGGCTGTTGAACCAGGCGAGCATCGCCGCGGCGAACTGCGGGCTGGCGCCATTGCCCAGCACATTCAGCGCGTTCGTCATCTGGTTGGCGAGCGAATTGATGGCGGTCTGGATCTCGTTCGGCGGGACATCTTTGCCTTCCGCCCTGACCTGATACGGCGTGATGTGGAATGCGTCAGACATGGAGCGCCTCCAGCCTTTCCTGTGAGCTCGGGTGCAGCGCGCTGCCCGGGTGCGGATGCCGGCGCAGGAACATGCGAAGTCCGGCCGCGAGGCCCTGCTCTTTCACGTATTGATCCGCCGCCAGTTCCTGTTCGCGCACGCGCGCGAAAACCCATTCCGGGCGGAAGATCAACTGCAGCGTCAGCAGCCACCAGAGCCGGCGCAACGGGTCGTAACGAATCAGGTGCGCGCGCTCGTGCGCGATCACTGCATCCTTCTCGATCGCTGTCAGTGATCGAAAGAAGATGCCGGTCTGGATGGTTCCCCACGGCGTGCACCGGGCGACGAAGCGTTTCATCGCGGCCCCGCCATTGGTGAGGCGATCTGATCGGCGTGGATCATGCCGGCCGGCCCCTGCGGCCGCGGTTGCCCCGGTTGCGCGCCGGGACGCGGCGCGCCTGCTACACCCGGACCTGCGCCGCCGGGCACGCCCGGTTGCCCTTGCGGCTGCTTCGGCGCCATCTGCGCCTCGAGCTTGGCCTTCATGGCGAGCTGGTGCTGCTGAATGTGCGCACGGAACAGGCCTGCCGCGTCGCCCGTGAGCTGCGCGGCCTGTAGGTGCGCCGCGATGTGCGCGCGGTCGTCGTCAGCTTGATGGATCTCGGCCGGCAGACCGTTGTGCATCATCAGGTTTTCGTCCTGCGGATCGAGATGGAACAGGTTCCGCTCGTCGATGAGGATGCGCGGCGCGACCTCGGGCCCGAATATCTGCTCGGTGCCGTACTCGAGGATCGGGCCGATGTTCAGGCGCCGGCCGTCGAGCTGTTGTGGAGGGATGCCGCGCAAGACGTTCATCCACGCGATCATCTGCTGCATGCGCTGCAGGTTCTGCTGATACGACGTGCCGCACCAGCGGAAGAAGTATCGCTGGCCGAATGCCTGCGGCGGAATTGTCTGCAGGTTCGCGCGCGCGCCGACTTCGCCGAGCACCTCGACGGTCAGCTCTTCTGTGCGGAATTGCCGGTCGAGCTCGAACATCCATTCGAGCAGCGGGTTGAGGATGACTTCCTCGTACCGCTTCGCGTTGTCGATGATGTTCGACTCCTGCTGCTGCGCCATGGCGGCCATCTGCGCCTGGTTCTTCCGGCCGGTGGGCATCTTCCCGAGCATAGCGTCGTTGACGTCCATCGACTCGTTGATCTGCTGCTTCAGGTTCTCGCAGAGCGGGATCGCGTCCTTGTAGATGGCCGGAAAGTTTGCGAACTTTGTCTTGTTCGGATCCGTCAGCCACACGGCGGCAAGGCCCACCACCATCGACTGGTAGTTCGGGCTCGACAGTGGGTCGACCATGGTGATCGGCAGCAGGCTGTACTGCGCGGAGTCCTGCCCCATGTTCCAGAAATCGTTCAGGTTCCACTGCAGGAACTTGACCGGCTCGATCTTCGAGATGCCAAAGAACGAGCCCGTAATGCGCTCGATCGGCGCCGAGATGATCGGCCGCTTGCCCGACCAAAACGGGTTCCGGATGATCCCGAGGATCACGTCCTGCCCGGCGAAGTACACAAAGCACGGCTCTTTGCCATTGCCCAGGTCCAGATTCGTGTGGACCTCGTAGATCAGCGCGTACTTGAACGTGCCTTCGGTGCGGATGCCGGCGTCGCTGGTTCGCTTCTTCGGGGGCACGTACTTCTCGCGACCGCCGTCCGGCTTCGCGAGGTTGTCGACAAGTTCCTTCGCGGACACGCCGACGAACACGCCTTCGTCGACGAATTGCTGAACGGCGTCGATCGTCAGGCGCAGCCGGATCGCGGTCGCGGTGGCCTTCTCGATGTCGTTGCAGGTCGGCGGATAGACGGCCAGGTCCTCGGTGGCGAACGAAACGATATCCGGTCCCTCGGTCGTGACCTCCTTCGATTCCTTCTCCCAGTCCCAGTCATCCTCGTCGGCGGCAAGGTCTTCGACTTCGCCGCCCAGCTCGTGGTCCTCCAGGATCGGCGGCTTCTTGATCAGTTCGGTAACCCGCCGCTGCGTGCGCGACCAGTCGATGTAGAGATTCCACTGCCCTGTGACGTCGCCGGCAATCAGGTCCGCGCGCACGACGTCCTTCACGGCTGCCGAGCGGATGTAATGCTCGAGCAGGCTGATCTGCGCGAATGGGATATTGCCGTCCGGACCGGTCGCACCGACGTGCTTGTGGTTCACCGGGAACAGCTGCGCCAGCGTGCGCTTCATGCGCGCGTTGACCGCGTTTCGCACGGCGGGGATGTAGCACTGGGAGTTGCCGGAATACTGCTGATTCTCGTCCGGCTGGGCGTTGTAAATGGACCAGTACTCCTCGCAGCGGTCCATCTGCTCCTGCTTGTTCTGGTAGCACTTCGCGATCTTCGGATACAGCCTCGCCGCCTCGGTATAGGCGTCGGAATCGGGCTTGTCGGCCCAGTTCTCGATCTCTTCGCCCGTCTTCTCAGCGTCGAGCGCCCGCGCGTCCAGTGTCTCGACCGCGGGCTTGTCGTCCTGCTTCTTCGGCTTCTTCGAGCGGGCCATGGAAGGATCAGCCGATCACCTTGCCGCGGAGCTTGCGCTCGAGCGACGTGCCGGTACTGCGATCACGAGGCGTGCGCTTCGGGCGATCGTCGACGTTCGGCTTCTTCGGCGTCTTCTCGGCAAAGAAGTCACCGACCGGACGCGACTCGGAGCGCGTACCCTGGAATTCGCGGCGCTTCTTCACGATCACAGACCCGGCTTCGACATCTTTTCGCGCATCGGACCGCCCGACATGCGTTCGCCGACTTTCTCGGCCTTGCCGTACGCGCCGCCTTGCTGCTTGCCCTTGTAGAAATCCGACGGGCGCTGCGACGGCGCCTTGGGCGTGATTTTGCGATCGACTGCCATGTTCATCTCCGCGGCAAAGTGGTCAGATAGCTCACACCCTGCGGGTTCACGCCCATGTTCACGCCTTCCGGCAGGACGTCCGCTTGCTGCGAGCAGATCACGTACACGGCCGCTTCGAGTCCCTCCACGAGGGTACGGTGCGGACCAGTCTCGGGGAGCGTATTCCGGTTTCCCGCGCGATCGACCGGATAGTTGTAGCCGCCGGCCAGCGCGTTGAGCGTGTGTTTCGCGCCTTCGTGATCGACCTGGAACAGACGTCGTGCTTTTGCCTCGGTACGGATGAGCGGAGAAAGCGCACCCCGCGCGACGTTCACGTATGCCCCGCGCATCGGGTACATGTTCGTGGCGCGAAGTGCGGCCACGATCGGCATGCGGTCGGCCTGGTCGAGCACATCAGCCGGCAGCCACGTCGTCACTCGTGCGCGTGGAAACGCGGCGCGCACGAGCTGCATGATGTCGGCTACCGCTTCCTTGGGAGGTACTGGCGAGATCCAGTCAGCCACGACGACGATTCGCTGACCCTCGATGCAAATCAGGGCCGCGGTTGTCTCTGTGCCGTTCGAATTGAACGCCAAGGCAAGGGGATGCTGCTGACTCGGCTGGTACTCCGACGCGATGTTCCACTGCCCGAAGTCCTCGTACACCGGCGAACCCGAAAAAACGCGCTGGAAGTACGCGAGCGCGTTGAGGATGTCGCGCTTGCCGCTGGGAAAGTTCAGGATCTCCGCGACAAGCTTCGGATGCTGCCCCTGCCCGCCGACCAGCACGATGTCGCCGGCCTCGAAGAACGGCTGCATGCCCATGATGAACTGCACCTTGTCGCGGTCCTGTGGGGCAGTAAGCGGACGTAGCGCGAGTGTCACGCCGCGACGAAGCATCTCCGCCCGCATCGGCTGCAACAGCCATTCGTCGAGCGAGTTCTTCTCGATCGCGACGGCCGCATCTCCGTACCGAGCCGACGTCTTGAACGCATCTTCGATGACCTCGTCCGGCTTCCAGAATTCACCGGACGACGCGTGGACGTAGATCTTCGTACCGAGACGGCTCACCACCACACGTCCCGTCCGGTCGCTCTTCTTCACGTCGGTCGTCCGGGCTGGGTCCGTGATCACCACCTTCGGCAGCCACGGCGCCGGATCGACCGCGCACTCCCGAATATGCTCACTCTCGAACGGCTTGTCCTGCGAGCCGATCGCCATGAGCATGTACTCCTGCATGAAGCCCCGGAGCTGCCCGGCCCGCTCCATCTCGTCGCGCTTCCGGCGGATCCAGTCCATCGGATAGCGCTCCGGCCACAATGCCTGCGTCTCAGGATCGTCGATGTCGCCGTTGCAGATCGGATACCGTCGGCTCGTCCAGTCCGGATTCTCGCGAAGCCGGGTGATCATGCAATCCTCGGCCAGCGGCGTGCCAGTGACCCGGATCTTGCCCTTGACCTTGTCCATCGCCGGGATCAGTTCAAGGTAGAGCTTCCTCATCGACGCGTCGACCGCCGCCTTGTCCTTGACCCGCTCCTTGTTCTCGATGTCGTCGAGGTACGCCCGATCGGGGCGAATGTCGCGCCACTTGAAGCCGCGGAACTCCTCTTCCCAGCCGTGAGCCTCGAGCAGGACGCCGTTCGAAAGCTCCATCTGGTGCTCGTTCCAGACCCGTCCCGACTCTTTCAGCCGGCCGAAGAGGCCCTGCAGCTTCGTGTTTCGGGTCGCCTCGAACTTGATCGCCTCGAGACGCTGGCAGGCCTTTGTGTACGTCTCGCCGATGATCAGGCAGTACCCGAAGTTGCCGAAGCACGCCTCGATCAACAGGTGCTCCTCGGACAGCGTCGATTTCGCCCCCTCCCGAAACGCCTCGATCAGCACCCACTCGTCCGCACAACGCCATAGGTCCATGACCTCGACGTGGAACGCCGGTGACGCCTGCGGATGTCGATGCGGGAACAGCATCGCCGAGCCGAGCGCCCGATCGTCCGAGATCGCCTTCAGCAACGCTCCATTGGTCAGGGCCATGACTTTCCTCCTCGCGGAGGATCATCAACGTTTTTCCCGCGCGCGGATTGGCGAGGCGGTCTGCGAAATTTCGTCACCCCCGTCCGGAGGCCCCTGGGTGGTCCCAAAGTTAGGCTTTTGTAAGATTCAGATGAGAATAGCTCTCATTAACCAGTGATAATACCCCGTTTCGACTGATAGCCTACATTATGTCAAATCGAGATGCACCGCACCAACTCAATAAAATCAATCACTTGTGACATTTCCGCAGTTGGTCGATACGCTGATCTCGGCGAACGCACTGCAACATGTAAGCTGTTGAATGTGACAGAAAGGTATTTGAATGGAATGAGGCAGAGCTGGAAACGCGTGTTTTCGAGGCACGCAGGACACCCTCATCCTCCATTTCTCATCCCTTTCTGCTGTATCCGCCTGAGCCTTTCCACGCGCGTACGTGCGCGCACGCGAGGGATTGCCCATGGTCAATCGGCCGACCATCGAAACCTGCTAAGGTCTTGGCTGGCCACCGCCAACTCCCTTCCCTGCTATGGAGACGGAAACATGCTGACGTATAACGACGAACTACTCAAAGCACGCATCGACGCTCTGGAGGGTGCCATGTTTGAGATAGCCCGCCACGATCCTGACGTATTGAAGAAAATTCACGCCAGCCTACGCATGAAGTACAACCTAGCCGTTGAGCAGCAGAACGCTGCTTCCCAGCCGGCGGGATTTCAAACTGTCGTCCATACGAACTTCCAACCAGCGCGGAACAGAGAAGCCGACGCGGCTCAGGTCCAAGCTCTCGGGGACCTGCTGAAGAACCTCGGAGCAAATTGATAGGGATGTCCCCGGCGTCAAGACTTTGCGGGTAACGCCGTTAAGATGGGTAGAGACAGGAGGTTCACATGCTCTACGCCATCTTGACGCCGGAAGACGAAGCACCGATCGGCTACTTCGATTCGTCCGCTGCACCGACAGTCGAAGAGTTGGCCGACTACTGCGCTGAGTTCGCGGGCTTCGCGAATCGCGATGACTGGATGGAAGCGACCGGCGTCGACGCAATCGCGTACGCGCCGGTCCACTAGATCGGACCGATCAGATCAGCTTCTCGGTCCTCGTCGCGCTGACTTCGACCTGCCAGGCGGTAGCCACGGTCAACGTGTCCACGGTGCCGAATTGCATTGCGGCCTGTTCAGTTGCCGTCACCGTGACGTCGATGCCCGGGGGCACCCTAGCCAAGCAGTCATTGAGATTGTTCACCAGAACCGTGACGTCCGAAATCCAGCTCTTCAACTTCGCTTGCTCGTCCGCGTCGTTGCTCATATGGTCTCCGTTTTGCGATTACCCGCACTATCGCGAGCCGAAGCACACTACTACAACGTGCTGACCGCCCGCAACGGGCGCAACCTCCCACCCGCTTTTTTTAGAAGCGTTGCTAGGTCGCGGCGGGTATATCCGGCTTGGTCGACCTGCTGCGCCTTGGTGCGTTCAGCCATTCCGGTCGGTCCTGGCGGTGCATCTCCGCCATTCAGCCACGTTTATCGAGCTGGCGCGACACCAGTTGTTCGGGCCTGGGCTAATGGGCCCCCGTCGTCGTTTCTTCCTACCCCGCGCTGACTATTTGCGGCATCCGCTTCGTTGGCGATCTGGCAGACGCGACACACCCATCTCCTGCCCTTCGCTTCACGCAGCATGGCGACGATGTTCAGTCGCCATAGACGCTTGCATTGCGGGCAGATGGAGGATTCGAGGCGCATTCCAGAAAAGAATGCCCGGACTTGCCGGGCAAATCACCGTAGTGAAGGAGACGCGACCACGTTAGTCCGGTTTCCCGCGCTGAACGATGCCGCACATGATCTGATGGAGCTCGGTCGCCGTGAGCTCGTCCCGATCGCCACGGCTTGTGGGCAGCGGCTTATCAGTCCGGGCGTAGAGCAGAATCAAGCCGCGCCGGATACCCTTCGATGAACTAGGTTTGGCATAGGCGATGCTGTTGGCTATGTACGTATAGCCTTCGTCGGTCAGCGCCGTCAGGTACTTCGAGATCGTCCCGCGCGGCACACCGATCTGCAAACCGAGACTCGCCTGCGTGAGCATGCCCTGCTGCTCGAGCAGTTCGCAGATGCGGTGTCCGACGAGATCCGGATTGGACAGGTTTCGCAGCGAGATCATGCTTGCGCTCCGACCCAGGACAGCATCACGCGATCGAGCTCCGTCGGCGCCGGAATCCGGAACGGCATCGAAACGCGCTCGGCGTCGCGCCGCCGGCTCTCCGCGATACGCGCGGACTTCGGCGTAAGCGGTACGACGGGCGGAATCGGCTTGTCGGTGCGTGTGTAGCGCTTGGGACTGCCCGACGCGGAAACGAATCCCGCGTGGGCCAACGCATCGAGCTGACGAGCCGTTGCCCGCGGATGAATCCCCCGCACCTCGGCGATCTCGTTGATCGTCATCGGACCGCGGCGCGCGAGCAGCTCGCAGATGCAACGCTGCGCCGATCCTTCTCGCTCGATCTGCTTCACCCGTGTTACCTCGGCTTGTACGTCGAGTACGGATAAATTTCGTTTCCGCTGAGGAAGAGTTGCTTTCCATCCTCGGTTTCCACGCGGAAGAAGCCACGGCGCTCGGGTGCCGGCCCGACAATCCGTCCTCGAACCTCCTTCTTGCCGTCCGCAGTTCGAACCCGACAATTGAATCGATCAGCGGCGTGAGCGCCCACAAATGAGAGGACGCCTTCGATCATCTTGATCACGTCGTCACGCTTCGGGCCCGGCGCGAAAAGACCGGTCCTCGTACCGATATCCATCGCCGCAGCGATCATTGAGTTCGTCACTTCGATTTTCGCCATCATTTGTCTCCTTTCTCACGGTGTGGCCTAGCAGGTGTAATCCTCGGAAACGCAGCTAAACGGCAAATACACGTACGGCCGGCGGCTCTCGCTCGGACCGAACTGCATGCATTCACGGTTGAAGAACAGCGCGAGCGACCGGCGCTGCGTCTCGCCGTTGCGCGCCTTCAGCAGCGTCAGGAACGCGTCCGGTTCGTCGACGCTCCGGTCGTCCTCATCCTTCTGCGCGGACCAGACTGAGAACACGTTGTCTGCGGCGTCCGTGATCTTTCCGCTGCCGCCGACGTCCATCTTCCCGGGACTGCGCTTCTCGTCCTGGCCCTTACGCGGATGAGCGACGAGGTGCACGTGGACGTTGTACTGGCGAGCGAAGTTGGCGAGCAGGCGCATCGCCTCTTTCTGCGCCGTCATCGCGCCGTGGCCGTCTTCAGGGACGTCGGTCATCATCAGGCTGTCGATCACGAAGTGACGGATCCCGTAGCGCTTGAACCCGTACGTGAAGACCGTCACGAGACGCTCGACCGCCGCAACTCCCACGAGATCGAAGACCCACATCCGATCGCGCAGCCATGCGCCCATGTGGTCGAGATACTCCGGCGCCGGCCGATCGAGGCCGCCCAGTTGCTTCGCGATGCGCTTGCCCTGCATCTCCGGCCGCATCTCGCCGGAGAAGACGCAGGCGCGCTCGCCCTGGCACATCAGGCCGATGAGCACCTGGCCAAGCAGCAGCGACTTGCCGTGTCCGTTGATGCCCGTCCAGACCGTCACCTCGCCCGGGCGGAACTCGAACCACAATTCGTTGCGGCCGCAGAACGACAGGTACGGGAAATTCGATTCCTCGTGCGCCGGGTAGAACATCGATTTGACGTTCGACCAGAAGCGCTCGATCGACTTGAGCTCGTCCGGATCGAAGCCCGATGCCTGATCGCAGCAGCGGCGAAAATCCTCCACCGTGGCGCCGGCGAGCAGGTATTCGTTCGCATCCTTCGATTCACCGAAGAACACGACGCGGCAGCGCTCGATGCCGAGGCGGTTTGCGACCTCCTGAGCACCCTTCCGGCCGGCCTCGTCGTTGTCGTAGCAGAGCAGGATCTCGCTGAACCGCTCGAGTCGCTCCCAGTCGCTGTCGATCCACTGGTGGTTGCCTGCGCCTGCGTTCACCGACAGCGCCGGGATACCCACCTGGTGCAACGTCATGGCATCGATCTCGCCCTCGGCGATCGCAATGACGCGCTGCGCCGGGTCGATCAGGTTCCAGCCGAACAGGCACGGCTCTGCGCCGGCCTCCTGCCGCATGTCCTTCTTGTCCGCGATGTTCCGGTACTTGGCGTTGATCAGCTCGCCGCCGCGCAGGTACGGGAAGACGATGTGCGTCTTCGGACCGTTGGTCTGCTCGGCGATCTGGAAGGCCTTCACGGTCTCGGGCGTGATACCACGGCCGTCGAACCATTCGTCAAGCAAGCTCGTCGGCCGCGTCGCCTTCGGCCGCGCCGGACGCTGATACGTCGGAGCCTGGCGCTTCGGCATGTCGTCGCGAACACCCAGGAACTGCTTCGCCTCGCGCATCGCGTCCGCCACCGACAGCGACCGACATGCGCACCAGAGGTCGAGCAGATCGCCCGCCTCGCCGCTGGCGAAGTCCTTCCACACGCCCCGCTTGGCGCCGGCGAGGCACACCGACAGGCTCTGCCCCTTCTCGCCCGCCGTGCTGCCGGATTTCCACTCCTTGCCCGACTTGCGCCCGTTCGGCAGGAGGTGCTCGGCGACGGACGGCGCGTTTTGCGCCATCAGTTCGGCCAGTTCTCGTGCGTTCATGCCGGCGCTCCTTGCCGTACTCCGTTCGCCCAGAGATGCGCGGATCGCTCGCTGCAGCCGGCGTTGATGGCCTGCCACTGGTACGTGAAGCCCGCCGCCTTCCACCACGGAACCGCCGTGCCGCCGCCATCGAAGAGATCGCCCTTCGCGCCGGGCTTCGCGAATTCCTCGAAGTGGCGATCACGGCCGAAGAACGTCGACGCCTGCTTCACGTACGGCGTACCGATGTTCCCGGCAGCCTTCATCGCCGCAGCGTAGGCGACCACTGCCGCGACCAGCACACCCGGATCGATGCCTTCACGGATCCGAGCGTTCCATGCCCGCAGCGCTGCCGGCTTCGAATTCGAGCCTTCACGTTTCGGATACTGCCGCCATGCTTCATCGAACTTTTCATCGACGACATCGCGCTTGGCTGACACGTCAGCCGTACTCTTTGATGTAGTCTCTGTAGTAGTCTTTGTCTTATTAACGACTTGCGCTTTCGCTGCCCCGCGGACTGCGGAATCAGCCTCCCCCGAAATGCGCTTTCCGCAGTTCGCGGATTCCAACATCTCGTTCAGACGATCGAGGTCAATGCGGTAGTAGACGCGGTGTTCGAGCCGCTTGTTCGTCTCGACCAGAACACCACGATCAACGAGTTGCTTCCTGGCGGTCGCCTGCTCGCGATAGGTCATGCCGGTCTCAGCCTCGATTTCCTCGACGGTCTTGTAAACGCCAAGTTCAGACGCGGCCTTGTCCTGCCAATAGAAGATCTGGCTGAAGAACAGGACGGCATTGACACTGCCGAGGTGCTTCACGAGGCCCGGGTAGTAGGCAACGGGGTGCCCGAAGTCGAGCAGGTAATCGGTGGCGGCCATCAGTGCCTCGACAGACGGAAGAAGTCATAGACGCGCTGCGTGCTCTGCAGCGACAAGAGGCCGGAGTTGTATGCCCGCATCAGAACCATTTTGAGGATCGTTCTCATCGGCTCAGCCCCCGCGCACGCTCCATCAGAGCAACCTGGGAAGAACTCCGTGCAGCGATCTCGGCTTGCATCTCGAGCCAGCGCTGTCGGCGTGTGACCGAGTCACACGACGCCTCAATCAGGCGTCCGAGCTCGGCAATGCGCGTTTCTCGCGCCTCATCATCAACAGCTGACCGATCAATTTCAACGCGTCTCATACCTGCCATCCTTTCCCACCACTTCCTAAGCAGTGCGAATTAGACAAAATAAAACCCCGCTGGGGGAAAGCTGCCGGCGGCCAAGCCGGTTCGGTTTGCCGGAGGGTTCGGCTTACCTCAACTCTCCCCAAGCGGGGCTTCCCTCTTTGTCCATCGATTGGCAGTCGACGGACATACGGTATTTCAGTTTCCCTGCCCAAACTCAACGCCAGGCGCCGAGAGGCGAAATATCACGCCATTTGGTCTGAAACTGACTCCGCCTTCCTATCTCCGACTTGCTTCGAAAAACTCTCGATAAGTCAGAACTTTCCCTATCAACGCCACAACAAATTCCTGACGGTCAGGTGCAATTTGGTATGCTTTCTCGATCCGACGCGCGGCCTCAGCCAGAGGTAGCGCGAGAAGAATTTCAAGTTCTCGATCGATTCGAACTAGTTCAGAGTGAGGATCCATGGCAACCTTTGCAATCAAGTGCCCCCATTGCTTAAGGGACAACACTTCATTTACGGTAATCGCGACGTCGGCGCATCCACGTCCCGATGCGCGTGGCTACCAGCCGGTCGAGACATTCGCCACATGCAATGCCTGCCACAAGGGCGTATGTTCGACGGTTCGAATGATGCAACCGCACGTCAACCCAAACTTGAAAGACATGGCCGGGGTTCTCGAACCACACAACTTCCTGCATATTGACGGTTGGCTCCCGACCCCTCCTGCCCCTGATATCCCCGATCATTTGCCTGATTCCGTCCACAAGGCATTTTCTGAGGCCGAAGGTCTAAAGATCGCTGGATTTCGTGGCCCTGCAGGTAACGCATACCGCCGCGCGCTCGAGGCGGCAATCAAGTCCGTTGATCCAACCTTGACCAAGTCCCTATATAGCCGAATCGAGGAACTGACAAACCGATCGCTGCTTACCCCGAGTATGCGGAACTTCGCGCATCGAATTAGAACACTTGGCAATGAGGCAAGTCACGAGACTCCAGTCGTGGAAGACGACGAAATCGACGATCTCGCCATCTTCACCAAGCTGTTTCTGATGTATCAGTTCACGCTGCCGGGAATGCTGCCGCAACCGGAAGCCCCTCAGGCCGCAAACGACGCCGCCGCCGCTACTGGTTGACTTCGTGTCCACTTACGCCGCCTCCCGCCCTTCCTGAGGCGCCGCGACATAGCTGAGCGGATCCGCCAGCCACCGGTGCACTTCGGCGTTGCTGTAGCAGGAGTGCGTGCGGCTCATCCGGATCGGCTGCGGAGCCTTGCCGGCAAGCCCCAGCTTGCGCCAGGACTCGCGGCACATCGGAATAAAGGGCGCGATCTGGGCCCATTTGGAGAGGCCGACCCGGGGGAGGATCGGCTCGATCGGCTTGCCGGATTCGGCTGGCGGTGCTGTCTTTTTCACGTTAGCTCACGATGGGAAGTGATCGTGGGCTAATGCTACGTATTCGTTGCCTTTGTCGTAACGGCGCTTACGCTGCGACAATCGAAAACCACCGTCGCGACAGTTGTTATTGTTTTTCCTCTGACAACCGCCGCCACTCACGTAGGCGTTGCACGTAAGCAGCCCCGCCCTTGGTGCCCTCGACTTGCTTCCAATACTTCCTATCCATCGACTCAAAGTTGGAACATTGACGCTCGATGGTACGCTGATCCAACTGCACATCAAATCCTTCAATAAGCATCAGATCAGCGATCTGAGCGGGTTTATGAAATCCAAATTCCCTCCAATTTGCTTCGGACATTCGATATACGAATACACGCGCTCGCGCAGTTACGTCCAGCCTTGATATTGGGTACAGTGCATCAGGGTCAACTTCCGACATGTCTTTTAGACATCGTAGAATTCCCTCTTCATCAAATTTATGGCTCTTGAAGCGTCCCAAAGGATTCAGGCCATCGTACATAACCCTCATCAAATTCATTGCTATTTCGTCGCTCGCGATCTCTCGCAAATTTTTTACCGCCTCCATTGCGCTAAGGATTCTCTGACGATACGATTTCCGGCGCTGTGCCATGACCATAGCGGCGTCTCCGTAATGGTATTCGCGCAGCGCGTCAACTAGGCTTCGTATCCATCGAAACGTACCGTCATCCCCGAAGACTCTGGCCCGTGTATGATAGTAGCGTCGGCGGTTATCGGAGAATTCCCCGTCCCCACATCGCTCCGCAGCACGGCACAAACTCTCGAATGCGTTATCAATGAAAATTCGACGTATCTCCGAAATTTCATCCTGCGACCTCTCCCTGAATCCGTTCGGGAAAAGCTTTGAATAAACTCTCGAATACTGACTAGATGAGAGAAGCCAAGCCATGACCTTCTCAGAAAATATCTGAGCCGCTCTATTAGATCTCTCATCAAATACTGCCGCCAAGGATGGTTCACACGCCGTCCGATCCTTGTCCCGAAACAGATTGTAATTATTGGTGGCAATCGACACCTCTACTTTATTCCTATCGAAATTCGCCCCAACACCTCTAAAACATTGAGAAAATTCAGAAATCTCGATGGGATATGCATCGATTCTTGCCAAGCAGTCGATAAAGTCTTGTTCGCTCGGAATCATTTTCGCTGGCCCAATGTGTACCATATAGCAAAAACGTGTGGTGGAGCAATTATGCCGCAAGCGCTGCATGCGGCATGCTGCAACGCAACTTACTGGTGAAGGAGCCAGTAGTCCGGATCCTCCAGTTCTTTGATCGGGTCCCAACTGGCGACTATCGGTACATCACCGTCACAAACGGACCGATGGACAAGCAACGCGACAGCATCCTCGAACCCTTCGCGTTGAGCGCCGCTCAGCTTCCCAACTGCGTCTCGAATTCGCTCGGCTGCGGTCCGCCAGTCGTCGGGCATATCGGCCCCCAACTCTCGGCACACCGCCGCAAACGCCATCGCACCGCTCTGGTACGCCGGTGATAGTTGACGCTTATCCATGATTTTTCACCCCGTCTGCCTGGGACGTCCTGCCGCGCCGCTTCTTAGGCCTTTCCAGTTCTGCTAGCGCAGTCACCTTGTCACGGAACGCCTGGAACCCCTTGTCCTCCAGTGCCACGAAATACCGATTCCTGAGCTGTCTTCCCTCAGGCGTTTGCGCGAACAGCGCCTCGCGAAGTTCTCGTGCCTTCATGCGAATATAGGATTCGCGATGGTCTCGACCGACCGCATGCATGAGCAGGCGCCAGTTGTCGCAGTCTTGGAACTCTCTCCGCGGGCCTTTGGCGCCCTTGGGACGCTCTCGCTGTAAGCCGAAGCTAACGCCGTTCTCCGTCCAGAATATCGCTCGATATCCTCGTCGCCATTCGGTTCCTGCCGGGATGACACCTTCAGCTTCCAGATGCGCACGGGTGCCGATATAGCACGCATACCCAAGGGTTCTGTCCATGACGATGGACAGCTCGCCGGCGGAAGGAACTACAGCGTCAAGATTGATCTTCTCAGCCATGACGCACCTCCGACTTATCAAGCTCAGCGATGAGGCGGGCGCACGAAAGCAGATGAAACGAGAGCGAGGCGAACACGCGTTCGTGCTCGCGAAGCGTCTCCTCAGCCGACGGCTTGCGAGGGGCCTTCGGATTTTTTTGGAAATCGGCCAGGTTAAGGACTTGTGCCCCACCAGCCGGCTTAGATCCGCTCTTGACGTTAGCCATGACGCACCTTCTTGTCAGCGACCTCGATGGCACCAACGGCAGAATCAAGCAACCCTTTGGCAATCCCCACCGCCGTGAGAACGGCATACAACGCGCTCGAATTCCCAGTGCTATTGGCCGCGGTCTCGCTCAGGACGTCGAGCGCAACCGTCAGGTGACACGACGATGCTTCCAAGGCATCTACGAGCGGTAGACCGGCAGTGATTGACAGGAGACTGGTCATCACGCTGACGTTGGGAAGCGTCTCGGGCAGCGTCTTCAGTGCACGAACGTCAGTCATGGCGCACCTCCGCCGACTCGTTTGCGTGCTTGGCGAGTTGCAGGCCTTCCAGCATTCGATCCGCAACTTCGGTCAGGTACTGGCCGATGAGCTCGGCCGCGTTCAGCAGCCCCAAGTGAGCTGCTTGTCCGAGAGGTTCAGCGTTCGACATTCCCGGCTCGCAGCTGCTGTTGTGAACCAGTCGAGCGATTGTGCTGATCGCGTTGGAGGCGCGATATACGTCGGCAATGAGGTTCGCCGGAACCCTGGCGAATTCGCTGTCATCGCCGGTGACCCAATGGTCATTCATCAGCGCACTGCAAAAAGCGGGGTCGGTATAGTCGGGACGTGCGGAGGGAACTGATGCGGACTTAGCGGTAGACATGATGGCTCCTTCGTTTGAGGAACCTGCCCTGTCCGTCGCCAAACGGAGTGGTGGGCAGGCAGACAGCGAGGTTGGCGAACCGGAACGAAGGAACCGGCAGACCCGAAGGTCTCCCCACTGCTGCCCGCCCATAAACGGAGGACGCAATGATACAACGGACGAAAAAATACCGCCTAGGGCGGCGGTCTCATCCGCCTTCGTTCCAGGTCGCCAAACCCGACGCTTGTTGTCTCAAGCGCACTTCCAATGTAGTTCCACTCGGCCCGATCGTCAAGCGAGATTTGATCAGATCGCTGTGCAAACAGCCAAACCACGTTCATGCACTTCCATATTTTTGGAGTGTCACCATACGGAGTCCTACTGACTGTTTGGGAGGACCTGTGTGAGCTACACGAAAGCAATCCTGCAGTTGATCCAAGACCAACCTGACATATGCGAGGAGGAGATCGTTGCAGTACTTCAGCTAGACGGTCGAGATGTCACGGGCATGATCTGGCCGTACATCGAAAGGGGTCACGTCATTGTCAACAAGGAGCCGGTATCAGACGGCAGACGCAAGATAAAAAGAACATTCGCCCCAAGCCCCAACCTCTCGTCTGCAATACAAAATGCAGCTCGAGGTTACGAGAGATGGGGGCCAGGTGACGTTGAGATCTTGACGAATCTATACCCACACAATCCCAATGCGGCCATAGCACGGTGTCTTGGACGTACTGCTCAACAGATTGAAAACAAAGCCCGCAAGCTAGGGCTTCGAAAGGCGATCGGATACATTCCCCCTGAGGGATATCGCTTCGGTCCGCGGGTGCTATGGTCGGTTGAGGAACTCACGATCCTCAAGCAACAGTATCCGGACTCGACAATTGCAACTTTGTCCGCCGTCCTTGGAAAGACCTCGTCTCAGATCCTAGTCATGGCAAGAAAACTTGGCCTGAAGAAGTCTGCGGCATTCTGGAAATCGGTCGGCGAGCGCATCGCTCCACTCGGTATCGAAAATCGGATTACGGCACATCCCGTCGGAACTGAGAAAATTTGGAGCGGCTACGTCTATATCAAAGTCGACGATACAGAAGGATGGGTGTCGAAGCATCGACTCGCATGGCGTGCCCACCACGGGGACTACAACCCCAAAACGCACTCCATATGGTTCATCGATCGAAATCCATTGAATTGCGACATCTCGAATCTTGAGCTGATTACGAAGGTAGAACATGCTGATCGGTCCTCGGGAATTCGCTATCCGGAAGAACTCCGATCCGTCATCAACTTATACAACAAGCTTAGGAAGGTGATCAATGAACAACATTGAAGCCCTGCGCGAATATCTTTTCAATACCCTGCAAGCGTTGACCGACAAAGAAAAACCGATGGAGATCGAACGGGCGAAGGCTGTCGCCGAGGTAGCTCAGGTGATCATCAACTCCGCTAAGGTCGAGGTCGAACACCTAAAGGTTGCTGGGGGCAAGGGAACTGGATTCATCAATGCACCTGGATCGACGACTCATCGTCTTGGGGGATGACATCACTCGACCGGGCGGACCAGTTGTCCGCCCCTCGCGCTGCGTTCGGCAAGCAGGCTTACTTGGCTTGTTTCGCCCTTTTCTGCTCCTCGATTTCTTCGAGCCTCAGGCGTTCTGCCAACCTCAGCGGCCAATTCCCTTCCTGGTAGATGGCTTTCTCTTCGACGTAGTACGCGTTACCCACCTTGATGGGAGGCGGGTAGATCTTGCCCTGCTTGATCCATCGCGAGGCCGTTCGCATCGCGGGTGGCGGAAAGAACTCGCGCTCGAGCCAAAGATTCAATCTGATCTTCATCTGCGACCTCATAGCGGAGAGGAATACAGTGGCTTGGTCCAGTTGGGTTTCGTAAGCCTGATTCCGCTTCTTCAAGTGTTAAACGCCCCTTCTGGAAACATCGCGTCCAGTCGGTCCTGGTCAGCGACGTATCGATCCACCTCACCGATCTTCAGCGCGGTCCCATATGCAAGGGTCGACCACAGGACGAGCGCGCCGTGCGCAAGATCTCGAAGTTTCCGTTCCGCATTCGGGTCAGCGGCGGCCGCCGATCGCGCAAGCAGCGCGCTGATGACTTGCTCAGTCTTGGCTGTGAGTTCGTCGTAGCTCAGCCCTTCGTCGATAGGCATTACACATTCTCAGGGGTTGTTGCGGGTTCCGCCAGCATATCGTCAGCCGGATACAACTGCAGCATCCACGTGGCCGCGCTCGCCGCGACTGCTGAGCGTCACCGCCGCTTCAAGAGATCACCAATCATCTCGTTCAATTTTCCCTTCGCTGCGTCGATCGCTGTTTCTTTAAGCTCACCATAGGTGCCGGCACTCGCCCCGCAGCCTGAGCAACGAACCTCGTCACTATCCTTGATGTCATCGGGCCAAGACAGCTTCGTGTGGCACGTCTTACATTCGAAGGAAATTGAAATGCTTCCATCTGACATGCTGGTCCCCTTGGAATTTTTGTTTCCGGTTATTGGCGCAAAAAGACTTCCCTAAAGCTTCGACAGGATACGTCGTTAACTTCTGAATGGAAAATGAAAAGCAATCCCGCCTTCGTCCGGGAGATCCGCGCTACGACGAAGCTCAAGCCCTCGAAAGAACTGTTCGCATCGTCCGCAAAGCCCAAGGGAAGAAAAATCCGGGAGACTTCGCTTATGGCTCGCCGGAACATCAGGCAGCAGAGGAGGAATATCTCCGCGACCTGCTGCGAGCCATGGGCGAAGATCCTGACGAGCCTGAGTCGGCGTCGTAGCTCAATGCTCGACGAACTGGCGCCACCGCGGATACTGCTCGAAGAATCGTTCGTCGACAATCGCCAAGTACAGGGTTGGCGACGAATGGTTGGTCGTCTGCATCTGAGGGGCAATTGCCAGTTTGGGATCGATGCCGCTGGTAGCCGACCAAGCAGACAGGTCGTCGTTGAATTCGAAGACGTCTTCTCGGGGGATGTGCAGTTTGATCGCAGCCATGGAACGCTCCGGGTCACGCAACAGCGCCATCATCGCACGTTCGTCAGATGTGAAAAGCCCCGCTCGGGGCGGGGCTTGATGTGCTACGCCCGGGCTCAGGGGGCTGTCGCAACATAGCCGCGGCAGACTTAGGACGGCCGAATCACTCAGATCGGAAGAAATACCACTGGGTTCACATTGAACCGACGGCCCAATGCTGCGATCTGTCGCACGTTTAACTCTCGCTTCCCACTGAGGATTTCCGAAACAACTCCCTGACTCCCAATCTCGGGAAGATCCGCCTGTCGGACATCATTCTCCAACATCAGATATTTGAGGACATCAGCGGGAGAGGCATCTGGCAGTTGGTGATGCCCTTCATCGTATTCGCTGATAAAGTCGCCCAGCGTGTCGGCGAGAGGTGCGAGCCTATGCCCTTCGTCAGCGGCGCCTGCGTCAAGCAACGCATTCAATGCGCGCACGGCAAAGTCATACTCAATATCCGAGTTGATCGGATGAAGTGGCACTTTTTGGGAGATAGCCTCGAAGTGCGCGGCCAGCTCCTCGATGTCATTCCGCGTAAAACTCAAGGCTTCCATTTGTTGTACTCCTGGTGCGTAAATACATGACGCACGTATAACTTCTGCACATTGAAGTGCACTGCGGCAATGATCCGGAACTTATTGCCGCTGATATCAAACACGTAGAACGCTCCAACCTTGTCTGTCGCATTGAAAGCTTTCTTCAGGTCCGCGAAGCTGCCGAATGTTCCGGCCTCGATCGTCTTTCTCCATATCTGGAGCGGCACGCCAGCGTCCCGATGATTGGCGGCGAAGTCCGTCAAGGCTTTGTTGGAGATGACTCGCATGAAGTGACAGTATCTCAGGTTGAGATTGCAACCAAGCGTTGTTACACATTAAGTGTTTTAGCTTCCGTACGAGCCATTCCTTTGCTGGATGAAATCGCCCCACCACTGCATCATCTTCCGGCGCTCGGGCAGGTACTCGGCGTAGTTGTACGCCGCCCGGACGCCGTCGCGCTCGCTGTGTGCGAGCTGACGCTCGATCCAGTCGCGGTTGAAATTGTGCTCATTCAGGATAGTCGACGCGAGGCCGCGGAAGCCGTGTCCCGTCATCCGTGAGTGATACCCCATCCGGTACAGGGCGTACAGGATCGTATTCTCGCTCATCGGCTTCTTGGAGCTCGACCGGCTCGGGAACAGGAACTGGCTGTGGCCGTTCAGTTCGCGGAGTTTCGCGATCACCTCGAGGGCCTGCGTCGACAGCGGCACGATGTGCGGCGACCGCATCTTCATCTTCTCGGCCGGTATCTTCCACTCCTTCTTCTTTTCGTCGATCTCCGTCCACTCAGCGAACCGGAGTTCGCTTGTGCGGACGAACGTCAGCGCCATGAACTGAAGCGCCAGGCGCGTCTGCAAGTCCCCGTCGTACGTACTGATCTTCTGCATGAGCTCCGGCAGCTCTGCCTCGCTGACGCGCTTCATGTGCACGACGGTGCGGGTCTTAAGCGCGCCCCGGAGGTCGGGCGCTGGGTCTCGCTCTGCCCGACCGGTGGCAATGGCGTATCGGAAGATCTGGCTCGTCGCCTGGATCGCCTTGTGCGCCAGTTCGATCGCGTCACGTGCCTCAATCTTCCGTATCACCCCCAGCAACTCGGGCGCCGTGATCTCGGCGATCGGTCGCACGCCGAGCACCGGAAACAGTTCGCGCTCGAGCAGCTTCATGATCCGGTCAGCGTGTCGCTCGCTCCACGCGCCCCTCTTCTGCTCATGCCACTCCCGGGCAATGGGCTCGAAGGAGTTCGCACGGTCCAGGCTGCGCTGAGCCTTCACGCGCCTCTTTTCGTGCGACGGATCGAGGCCGGCGCGCAATTGGTCCTTGATCTCGTCGCGAGCCTTCCGAGCAGCCAGCAACGTCACCGCCGGATAGACCCCGAGGGCCATCCGTTTCTCCTTGCCGTCGATGCGATACTTCAGCCGCCAGTACTTGGAGCCGTTCGGCATGACCTCGAGGTACATGCCTTGGCCGTCGGCCAACTTGTAGGACTTTTCGCGGGGCTTGGCCGCACGAACAGCGACATCGGTGAGGGGCAT